GTAAATTTAACGCAACTCTGCCGAATACTTGGGGTATCAGCACCCACGGTAAGGAATTACATAGCTAAAGGGCTTCCTGTCATTACAGAAGCTAATCGCAAGGCTGGTGTCGAATGGGAATTCTCCAAGACAGAATGTCTCGATTGGTACGAGCAGTTTCAAGATGAAAAACTTCGTATCGAGGAAGAGCGACTAGCTAACGAAGAAGATGATGATGCACTTAGGGCAGCACGATTAGAAAAATTGAAAGTAGAAACAGCGAGGCTAGAGCTACGCCTACGCAGAGAGCAAGGTGAAGTCGTACCAATCGATAGCATCGCCAGAATTGTTGAGCAGCAGTTTACTTCAGTACGCCAACAGCTCCTCTCGCTGCCTCACAAACTGGCACCACTATTAGCGGGAAAGGAAAACGTGCAAGAGATTAACGAACTACTATCCAGCTACATTCACGAAACTCTATCCGAATTGAAGGAAGAGGCAACATTAACGGAGGAAGACGACAATGACGACATTTGATAAACATTTTAAGCCGTTCGCAACGGTACTAGACAACAGAGCAGTTCTAAAGATTACAGACACGAGAACTATGCAAACTACAGAACATGAAATCGGTTACGACGGTAAAAAGCCGTACTTCATAGAACCCGAAGTGGTTTCTGAGGAACCAAAGGAAGAAGAGGATAAGGACGAAGACGAATGCGAATAAAACAGATAGTCGAGTTTCAAGAACAAGCCCTACGCGATAGATTGCAACAGGCGATTATAAGAACGCTTGCGCCACCACCACGGCTTACCTTAGAAGAATGGTCGGAGGAGTATCTGTACCTTTCACCCGAAGCATCTGCCTTACCGGGACGCTTCCGTTTTGATAGAGCCCCATTTCAAAGGGAAGTATTCAAAGCGATGTCTGATAATGACGTGCGCAAAGTAGTCATTATGGCTGCATCGCAAACACTAAAGACACAAGCGGTACTCGCTTATCTTGGGTACATCATCCATTTAGACCCCGGTCCGATTCTCGTCGTGCAGCCCAATAACAAGATGGCTAATACGTTCTCAAAGGACCGTGTAGACACAATGCTACGCGACGTACCGCAGCTTCGAGGACGTATTGCAGATAAACGCAAGCGTGACGGTGGTAACACCGCATTGCATAAGACGTTCGTTGGTGGTGCTCTAACTATTGCAACAGCTGGTTCACCGTCGGACCTCGCTGCTCGTCCGATTCGGTATCTGTTTTTCGATGAGACAGACAGATACGGACCAACAACAGAAGGTGATCCAATTAACATTGCTTCAGCAAGAACAACTACATTCTGGAACCATAAACACGTTTTGGTATCGAGTCCAGGCGACGAAGACATTTCTCGCATTAACGCAGAGTACGAAAACAGCGACAAGCGTGTGTATTATGTTCCGTGTCATGAGTGTGGCGAGGAACAAGTGCTCGAATGGAAACAAGTCAAGTGGGAGAAAGACAAACCTGAGACCGCAGCTTACCATTGTGCTAATTGTGAGACAGCATGGAGCGACCAACAGCGCAATTTAAACATTGCTAAAGGGCGCTGGGTTGCAAGTAACCCGACAAAAACTACTGCTGGCTTTTGGGTGTCGGCGCTTTATAGCTCATTTAAGACAATACCGGATTTAGCTAAAGAGTTTCTCGAAGCAAAAACAGATCCAGAACAATTAAAAACCTTCGTGAACACACGACTTGCACAAACATGGAAAAATGCATCGGTAACTATTGGTGACATTCCGTTCCTAAACCGATTAGAGAACTACACAACAGAAAGCATACCTGACGGCGTCTTACTTATTACAGCTGGCATTGACGTGCAGGACAACAGATTAGAAATGGAAATAGTAGGTTGGGGTATTGGTGACGAGAGCTGGTCGCTAGAATACATAACCATTATGGGCAACCCAACATCACCAGCACCGTGGACGCAGTTAGAACAAGTATTAGATAAGAAATACAAAAGAGAAGATGGATTGCCGATGATTATCAATGCTGCTGCAATTGATACAGGTGGCAGCGCAACACAAGATGTGAATAACTGGGTAGCAAAGCAGAAACGCAATGTATTACCAATAAAGGGCTTTGCAGGTGCAGGCAAAGCAATCTTCCCAAAGAAGTACGGACATTATCGCAAAGGTGGGCGCTTCTATGCAGTAGGTGTAGATACAGCAAAAGAACGCATTTATACACATCTACAAATTAAGGAACCTGGACCGGGTTATTGTCACTTCCCAAGTGGCTACAACGAAGTGTACTTTGAAGGACTAACAAGCGAGCGATACCAAATTAAGTATAAAAAAGGTCATCCATACAAAGTATGGGAGAAAAAGAACGCAGTCCGCAACGAACCGTTAGACTGCCGAGTCTATGCAACAGCAGCGCGAATGTCATTTAACACGTTAGATTTAACAAGACGGCGCGAAGCATTAAAGAAGAAATTAGAAAAGTTAGGCACAACTGAAGAAAAACCGGACGACGACATAAAGCCGACTCCGGTTACTACTGCTCCGAAAGCAAGACGTGTGCCGAAAACTGGCTACGTCTCTAATCTGTTTTAAGCACGACTCCCTGTAGGAATTACTCGGTACTTCTCAGAGTACAGCGTTACTTGCGGTTGTCCCGGCTTTGCTTTCTCTGAATAAGCAATACGATGCTTTATTCCGGTTTCTTTCACAAGACGTTGCATTTCAGTATGCAGTTCCTTGAGATAAGCAAAGTCCTTTTCGGTCCAGTGGTCAAGTCTGTCTTTATTGCGCCATTTAAAATTGGCAAGGTAAACACGCCACGCATTTTCAGGCGATGCGTTATAGCGTAAATGGTAATCAGGATGCTCACGGCGCCATTTGCGCATAAGAGTACGCTGGTGCGCTCTTGCGCTTTCGGACAGATTACTGTTCGTCCCATAAAGAGCAACACAATCTAAGCAATGACAAGTGCGAGTAGGACGCGGCGTTAGATGTCCGTTCTTACAAGGCACTCCTGTGTAGTACCAATCTGAATTAGCATCACGCGCTTCTTGTCTCGTTGCAGGCATAGCTTTTATTTCTTCATAAGTGAAAGTTCTTTTCTTCATTGTTGTTCTCCATTTATAGTATTTATTTATCTAAACTACTAAAAATACCGTAAAAACAATACTAATAAACGCTTTTTTTGCTGCGATAGATAAATAAAAGACGAGAGCAAAAGTGAGAATCCACGAATGGCAAGGCAGATACCAAAAACAATACTCGCTGGCGATACACTAAAGATAGATCTCACAATTACAAACACCGACTTAGCTGGATTTAATTTCAGACTAAACATGGCAGGACCATCCGGTGCACCGATTCCTTATACATTTAACGCTACTGAAAGCAACGGTGAGTATTCGATCTATCTTACGCCAACGGATACAGCAGCATTACAAGAGGGCTTCTACACATACGCTCTTGTTGCAACTGACGGAACAGACGAATACACAATCGAACATGGCTCCTTCGAAGTCGAAGTAAGAGCCGATTTAAATTTCAACTCAGAATTAAGATCACACGCCAGAAAGGTTCTCGACGCTATTGAAGCAGTTCTTGAGAACAGAGCAACTTCGGACGTGTCTTCTTACACTATAGCTGGTCGTAGCTTAAGTCGTATTCCAATTGACGAGTTACTTCGTTTGCGTTCGGTATACAAGAACATGGTGTTGAAAGAAGAAGGAAAAGTCCGCAACAAGCTATACATCACAATGAGGGGTAGCTAATGGCTAAACCAACAATACGCCGTTTTGAGGCTGCCAAATTTCAAAGAACGCTCGCTGATTGGATCCAGAGTCAAATGGATACTTTCGACACAGAGCTAAAGAATGACCTGCCAACATTAAGAGCGCGTTCGCGCGATGCATCAATAAACGACCCATACGCACGTCGTTACTTCAAGTCAATTACAACTAATGTCATTGGTCCTGACGGTATTCGTCTAAAAATGGCAGTAAGGAACGGAACAGGAAAGCCAGACACATTAGCAAACATACTCATCGAAGAGCGTTGGGAAAGGTTTTCACGCAACGTAACAACAGACGGACAGAACATGCGCGAAGCATTGAAGCTATTTTTAGAAACAGTAGCAAGAGATGGAGAAGTGTTCGTTGTTATTCGCAGAGGTGAGCAATTCGGTCCGTACATGATGCAGTTACAGTTCTTTGAATCAGAGTATGTTGATGTCAAATACGACGGAAGAGCAAAAAACGGCAACAGGATTGTTGCAGGAATTGAGAGGGATGAGTACAGCAAGCCGGTTGCTTATTACTTTTTCAAACACCACCCACAATCACATGGACAATACAACGCAGAACGAATCCGTATTCCTGCAAAGGACGTGATTCACGGTTACAGCCGAGAGCGTGTAATGCAAGGCAGAGGTTATCCGTGGTTGTCGGCTGGTCTAATAGCATTAACGCACCTAAAGGAATACCAAAAGTCGGAGCTAATTGCAGCGCGTATTGCTTCAGCAAAGATGGGCTTTTTTACACGCCCGCCCGGCGAGAACGAACTTGGCGATGAAGAAGACCCAAACGACGAAAATGCTCTAAGACAAGAAGTAGAAGCTGGCGTATTTGACATTCTGCCAAGTGGCTACAGCTTACAAACTTTTGACCCACAGAACCCAACAGCTAACTTTGGCAACTTCGTGAAGATAATTTTGCGAAGCGTTGCAGCATCTGTTGGTGTTTCTTATCACACATTAGCAAACGATCTTGAAAGCACGAGCTATAGCAGCTTGCGCCAAGGTGCATTAGACGAACGTGAAACATTTAAAGAACTACAGATGCTACTAATCGAACGATTCTTAACACCTGTATTTGAAGAATGGTTGAACTTGGTACTTGCTTTTAGGTTAGACAACATTAGGTTGCCGTTAGAGCTATACGACAAATTCAACACACCGCATTGGCGTCCGAGAACATGGCAGTGGATTGACCCACAGAAAGAAACAAACGCTATCAAAGCACAGCTTGATTACAAGTTGCGCAGCCGCACCGACGTAGCAAGGGCATTAGGCATGGATTACATGGACGTCTTAAACGAAATTGCAGCAGAAAATGCGAACGCAGAAAACGTAGGTGTGCAATTAAATCCAGAGGCGCCACCGGAAGAGCAGCCGGAACAGCCGCAAGAAGACGAAGATAACGAATAATTAGCTGTTAGACGAAGAAAATAACAATCTAACGATAAATACAAGACGCGAGGACAAACAATAATGAAGGGCAAACTAAAAGACAACATAGTATCAAAGTCGCGAGCAGTTAGCGGCGACGTACATCTTCACCTCGAAGGTGAATTTGCTAACGGTACAGCGCAACTTGAATACTTAAATGATGCAGGTAGCTTTGAAATCATCACTGGACAAGATGAAACCAACTATTCGGAATCATTTACAGCCGGACAAGGGTACGCACCGGGCGATTCTATAACACTAAATGACGGTTCAGACATTACTGTAGACGCAATTACATACGCTCCCTGGAACGCAAACTTAGACCAGTATAACGGCGGCACCCTTACAGCGCCGTGGGTACACGCTAACGTTCCGGCAATTATGGGAACAACAGATGGTTACTTAGCCGTTATACAACCAGACGGCGTGATGATGATTGACGTTACAGCTATCGGCTTCCCAAGCGTAAGCAATAATGCTGTTCTTGAGTATAACGCTCGGTATGCTTCAGATACAGGCACGCAGCGATTCGTAGCCCATTTAATGGCAAACGATACTAGCCCTTCTAACAGTAGCGGCTGGCGCTTTGAAATGCTTATTGAGCCAGGTAGCACATCTTATCGTTTGTTCCGGAACAGCGATGTGGTAGTTGACACAATTACTGTAGCTCGTGTCATTCCACAGACCATCCGCTTTGAAATTAACGGACCGCAAGTAAATGTATTTGCAGACGGCAACGAAGTAATTAACTTTAACGACGGCAGCGAACTTGGTGTATTTGGTTCATACATTGGATTTACTAACAGCGCAGACGCAACAGCATGGGTTGGAGTACAAGACATTATCTACACTGATCGTAGCGTAGCGCAAAGTGACACAATGGGCGAAGTAGCTGAATTTACGGTAGTTAGCTCAGGACTTGATCGAGACGTTCTTGTTGGTCGTGCTTACGAACAATTAACTACAACAGGAAACGGAACCGGCTTTTCAGTAACACCGAGGAATAACAATGTCCAGAAAATTTGGCGACCAATTGCCGGTGAAGCTTATACAAGTCCAACAGACAAGTTCCTACATTTCCCGATTGGTACCGTAATTAGACTTAGCTTATCTGGCGCCGGTGGCACAACTACAATTTACACTTGGCAAGTAGACTTAAGTCAGTATAACGGCATTACTGGTTCAGGCGATCCAGTTACTTATAACTATACTGGACCACTTGAATTTGACGTGTTCTGGAATGGTGAATGGCGTCGAGCAACAGCTTGGGAAGATGCAGCGCATGACACAATCGGTGATGCACGTTTTCACATTGCAAATCAGTGGGTACAAACGCTTAATGCAGCCGCAGGAGCAGACATTGCTAGAACTTTTGATCGCTTTGGTGACGGTTCGGATTGGACATTCCGCATTGAGTCAGAAACAGATTTTAACACTCAAGCAATTAGCGCAGGATTAGAATTTATTACAGGTACTTCTTCTCCAGAAGACGGTCCACCACTAACACCAGACGTTTTCTATGAGGTACGCCAATGAGTGAAGAAAAGAAAATTGTCTACCGCACTTTAGCGTTCGATAGGGCTGCGGTAAATGAAGAAGATAGAACTATCGGACTTAGTTTTTCATCCGAAGACGCACAAGTTGCCCGTTATGACATTAGGAACGGAGAATACTTTGAAGTCCTCGGACATAACGAAGGCGAAATAGATACAACATTCATCGGTTCGGGTCGAGCCCCGCTATTACTTGACCACGAACCGAAGAACCAGATTGGAGTTGTCCAAACTGTCGAGGTCGCTGATGGTCGCGCACGAGCCTACGTAAAGGTTAGTCGGTCCGCAGCAGCGCAGGAAATCTGGCAAGACATTGTAGACGGTATTCGACAGAACGTTTCTGTTGGTTACTACGTTCTACAACAGCGGGAAGAAGGGAAAAAAGACGGTCGCAAGATTGTTCGCGCTACACAGTGGCGTCCCATTGAAGTGTCTCTAGTAAGCATTCCAGCCGACGAAGGTGTCGGTGTAGGACGTTCACATGAGAAGACTTCAGACAATCAACAATTCGCAGAAACAAAACATGAGGAGATTAACATGAGCGAAGAAAAGAAAGTCGAAGTCCGCGCTGAGCCACAGTTGGACATCGAGAAAATCAAGAGGGAAGCAGCTACAAGTGAGCAGGCTCGTGTACGCGAGATCAGCCAGCTTGGAGCACGTTTCGGTATGGCAAAGGAAGCTGACGAGTTTATCAAGAACGACAAGGGCGCAGACGAGTTCCGCGGCTATGTTCTAGAGAACATGAAGGTTGGCGCACAGAAGACAGAAGTGAAGGAAGAGCGTAACGACGCATCAGTTGGCATGAACGATAAGGAAATAAAGAAGTACAGCATGGTTCGTGCAATTCGTTCGCAGCTATTCCCACACGATGCAAAGATTCAGAAGGACGCCTCTTTTGAGCGTGAGCTTTCCGAAGCAGCCGCAGACAAGCGTGGTGAAGATGCTCGCGGAATTATCGTACCGCACGATGTTCTAGTACGTGATCTACAGGCTACTGCTACTAACGCTGGTGCAGAGACTGTTGCCGAAGACCTAATGGCTGGTTCGTTTATCGAACTGCTACGCAACAACATGATCGTATCTGCACTAGGTGCGAACATGATGTCAGGACTACGCGGCAATGTCGCTATTCCTCGCCAGACAGGTGCTTCTACCGCTTACTGGCTAGACCCAGAAGGCGCAGCCGCAACTGAGTCTACACAGGCAATGGATCAGGTAACACTGGCTCCTAAGACTGTAGGCGCGTTCACTGATTACAGCCGTCAGCTCCTACTACAGAGCAGCATTGACGTTGAAGCTTTTGTTCGCAACGACCTTGCGTCGCAGCTTGCTTTAGCTATTGACGTAGCAGCTCTATACGGCACTGGCGCT